CGAAGGGCGACACGGGCGCACGGGGGCCTGCCGGTGCTGACGGCGCGAAGGGAGACACCGGCCCAGAGGGACCAAGGGGCCCGCAGGGTGAGCAGGGGCCGCAGGGCAAGACTGGTCCGCAAGGTGAAACCGGCCCGCAAGGCCTGACGGGTCCCCAAGGCAAGACGGGCCCCGCCGGTGCGGATGGCGCGAAAGGTGCGGACGGCGCAAAAGGCGCGACCTTTACCCCTGCTGTGTCCGCGGCGGGAGACCTGAGTTGGACGAACGACGGCGGGCTTGCGAATCCCGCGACGGTCAACATCAAAGGCCCCAAGGGAGACCAGGGCGAGCAGGGTGAGAAAGGCGCAACCGGTGCGACCGGCCCGCAGGGCCCCGCAGGCCCCGTCAATGTCCCCTCCACCACCAAGCTCATCAAGGGCAACGGCTCGGGCGGGCTGGTGGCGGCGTCTCGCGGAAGCGATTACATCGCAAGCGGCAACATCGTCAAGCAGACGCTCGTGAGCACGGAGACCACGCCCACCGAGAACTACGCTATCAACTGGTACTTTCAATAAGGAGGCGCTGAGATGGCAAGTGCAAAACTCGGCACCAAAGCCGTCGGCAGTATCGTCAAACTGAACGTCAACGGTGCAGCGAAAGAGTTTATCGTCGTCCATCAGGGCAAACCGAGTTCTCTGTACGACGAATCCTGCGACGGCACTTGGTTGCTGATGAAGGACATCTTCGAGGCCACACGATGGCACAGCTCGGATGTGAACAATCTGGAGAACAGCACCATCCACAGCATACTGAACAGCACGCTCTTGAACGCGTTTGAGAGCAACATCAGGGACGCAATCAAGCAGGTGAAGATTCCGTATCGCAAGAACGGCGGTTCCAGTGGCTCGGATCAGAGTGGTGCTAACGGCTTGCTCTGCAAGATTTTCCTGCTGTCCGGCTACGAGATTGGCTTCACGACCAGCGATAACCCCTACTTCCCGCAAGATGGTGCGAAACTGTCCTACTTTGAATCTGGAACCGACACGTCCGCCAACAACAAGCGTATTGCGAAACTGAACGGCTCGGCCGACCACTGGGGGCTCCGTTCACCGTTCACCTACAGCACCAGCTTGGTGTGGCTCGTCAACTACGACGGCGTCGTCGAGACCAGCAAAGCATCCAACTCAACTGGCATCCGCCCCGCGCTCATTCTTCCGCCCGACATGGAAGTCGACAGCTCTGGCAATGTCACGCCACCCCCTCCCGCTACACACAAGACCCTCATCAACGGCACGGTGTACGAAGTCAAGGGCGGCAAGTGCATGGTCAACGGCACGGTGTACAACATCCTCAAGGGCAGGACGCTCATCGGCGGGACGGGGTATGACATCACGTTCCCGAGCGCGGGGACGAAGCTGTCGGCGCTGGGCGTCGGGCAATCGGTGTTCACGAACGTCAGCGGTGTGAAGAAGGAATTCTTGGTCGTCCATCAGGGCTTGCCGAGCAGCTTGTATGACAGCAGCTGCGACGGAACATGGCTGTTAATGAAGGACATCTACGAGATGCGACAGTGGAACAGTAATTCTGAATTATTGTACGAAAATAGCTCTATCCACTCCTATCTAAACAGCACGTTCCTGAGCCTGTTTGATGCCAACATTCAGAGCGCAATTAAACAGGCGAAGATTCCGTATCTCAAAGGCGGAAAAGGCGGAAGTGTGCAGAGCGGCGCAAATGGACTGTCCTGCAAGGTGTTTCTTCTTGGAGGTTATGAACTCAACTTTAGAAATATATTTCCGGCGGATGGCGCGGGTTTAGACGGATTCGCAGAGAGCATCATCAATAACCCTGCCTACCTTGCCACTTATAACGGAACCCTCACCAAGTGGTGGCTCCGATCCATAACCACTTTGGACATTAATTATGCAGGATTAGTAAGAGGGTATACCTACGATAGTGCATCCGTAACAGAGAGCAACGGCATCCGCCCCTGCATCATCCTCCCGTCCGACGCCCTCGTGAACGAAGAATTCGAACTTATCGCTTAAAGGAGTGAAACTATGGTAACATACATCAAAGTCAACAACACCGAGTACCCCGCGATCATCACGGGCGAGCACAAAGACCGCACGTGGGGCGAGCGCGAGGTGAAGAACATCCGCCTGACGATGACCGCCACGGACGCGGCGGCACTGCTGCCCGACAACACGCCGTGGAGCATCATACAGCGCGACACCGTTCCCAAGTACGATTCGGACAGCCAGCCCACGGGCGAGACCGAAGAGGTCGTCAACGAGTGGGACAACAGCGCGTACAGCCTGAGCGGGGCGATCACCGACCACCGCGACGGCACGGTCACGGTCAAGATGGGCAAGCCCACGGAATCCGAGCTTTCGGCGGCGACCGTAACGGCGCTGGTCGGTCAGAGCATCACGCCGCAGCGCGCGGCAAGGCTGCGACCGATGATCGAGCAGGCCAGCGCGTCGCTCTCTGACGGCGAGGCGGCGAAGTCGCCCGAGCTGTTCCCGCGCTGGGCGGATCACATCGGCGAGACCGTCAAGCCCGGCGACCGCCGCAGCGATATGGACGAAAGCGGCGTGCTGCACGTCTACCGCGTCAACAAAGGTCAGGGCCACACCACGCAAGAGAACTGGCCGCCGCACTCCACCCCTGCCATGTGGACGATCATCAACGTCGACCACGCGGGCACGCAGGATGACCCGATTTCGGCCGCTCGTGGTATGGAGTACACCTATGGTCTTTATTACAAAGACCCCGAGGACACTAAGCTGTACCTCTGCGAGCGTATCGGTGAGCAGTCCGGTAACAAAATCACTCTCCAGTATCTGCCGCACGAGCTCGTGGGGCAGTATTTCACGGAGGTCTAATGTATGAAAATGCTGAAAGCTATCCGTGACGCGGATGCGCTACGGCCTAACAAATTGAGCACGCCGCGCAAGGCGGAAATTCTCATGGTACTTGAGCACCGAATCGCCGAGATGATGGGGGAGGAAGCCCCCGTTCTCAAGGTGAGCGTGGAGGATGACACAGCAAGCGTCGATGATATGGAATTGCTGCTGCCGGACGGGCACAACGAGTGTTACCACCTATATCTGGCAGCGCAGCTCGACGCCTACAATCAGGACAGCGCGCTCTATGCCAACGACCACGCCATTGCCAACGATGCGGTGGCCGATGCTATGGCATGGTGGCGGCGCGAAAACCGCAAAGAAAGCAAGGGCAACTGGAAGGTGTGATGACAAGTGCCGACGACATTTCAGCTGGTGGAGACGACCTTCCCGAACGGCGAAGGCAAAGACACGCAGGAGCAGATCAACGGGGTCTATGACTACCTTTTCGTGCTTCTGGAACAGCTTCGGTATACGCTCTTCAATCTGGACGGGAGCAACATCAACCAGAATGCACTGAGCGAGTTTATCAAGAATATTTCCGAGCCGATCTACGCCAAGATCGAGGATACGGACAAGAATGTGAACGAGTTGTCTATCACGGCAAAAGGCCTTGCGGGACGCATCAGCGACGCAGAGGGGAATATCACGCAGCTCGGCGTGACGGCGCAGGGCTTGCAGGCGAGCATTTCGAGCCTTGACGGCAGCGTGACGAACCTGACGGCGGATGTCAACGGACTGCGCACGCAGGTGAGCGGGAAGATCGACGGCACGGCGGCGCAGACGCTCATCGACCAGAACTTGAATCAGATCACGTTGGCGGCAACGAGCGGCAGCAACGGCACAGTCTTTGCGCTGAACAAAAACGGCGTGCAGATCGCGAGCACGGGGACCATCGATCTACACGTCAAGGCAGTCAACATCGACGGCACGCTGACGGCGGGTGCGCTGCGCGGCGGGAGCGTGAGCCTGCTGGCCGGAGATACCCCTGTCGGCAGCATGGATCTTGCCTACACGGGCACGGGGCAGGTCGGCGTCGGTCTGACGGCGACCTATGGTGGCATGAAGATGCACGCAGCGGGAAATATCTTTCTTGAATCCGAGCTGGGGCCGTTTGCATTGATCGGAAAAGACGATGCCAGCGACTACCCTGTCGTCTCGCTCGGCGGCGGCTATCTGGTACTGAGCGGCAACTACATGTTCGGCGCTTCGCCGCCAAGTGCCGCGCCGTATGGTACGGTGTTTTTCCTTGAGGAGTGAGAGATGGCGAGCTTTTATTGTACGCTGTCACCGGTCGACGGAGACGGGACACAGCTTAGCGTCTACGCACGGTTTACTGGCGGCGCGTCGGATTACACGTATAAGCGCTCAATCGACATCCGCATCACGGGCGTCGGGACATTCTCGTTCGATTCGAGCGAGGTCGGCGGTGGTACGAGCACCTTTGTCGGCACGATCACAGGGCTCACACCGGGCACGACATACGAGTGGATATGCAACATGTACTACTGGGGCGGATCGTGGATCGTCTCAGATTACAGCGATTCCGGCACAGCCACGACATACAGCGGCGGCGGCAGCGGAGGCAGTGCGAAGGCGGTCATCAACGTCGGGACGTATGCCTATCCGAACTGGAAGAGATACCGCGCGATCGTCAACATTGGGACGTATTACAACACAAATTGGCTATCGGTTCGACCGGTCAACAATTACGGGAGCTATTCGCAACCCGATTGGAGGTAAAGAGCATGAATGAAAAGATCAAGCAGGAAGCGGCGCACGCGATGCGCCTGATCGGCATTTTGAACGTCAACGGCGACGCGGTGGACGTGGTGGCGGCGGTGCGGCAGTCGCTTCGCAATATCGCGATGATCTGCGACGGCACGGAAGCGCCAGAGAAGAAAGAAAGCGAGGGCCCGGATGAGACTGCCTGAGATCACGGCATATACGAACCGGCGCGTGCAGCAAGAGAAATTCGGAGGCATCAACCACACGTTCGGTGCGGCGGGCGGCGAGCTCTACGACATGAAGAACCTGTCGGCGCGATACTTCCCGCTTCTTTCCCCCCGTGCGAGGCGCTATACCGTCCGCAAGGATATGGGGACTGCAAACGGCATTTTCAGTGCAGGAAAGCTCTACGAGGTATACGGAACGAAGCTCTACGTCAACGGCGAGGAGAAGTCGACGGTCGCAGACAGCGAAAAGACTTTCTGTGCACTGGGCGAGCGCGTGCTCATCTTCCCCGACAAGATCGTGTGTGAAAAGGACGGCACGATCAAGCCGATGGAGGCTAGCTACGCCGCGGCGGGGCTGAAATTCGGGAATGGTACGTATGCCGACGAAAAGGCGGCGGCAAACAGCATCACGACGACCGGCGCGGCGTTCCCATTCAACGTGGGCGACGCCGTGACGATCTCGGGCTGTACAAAGGAGACCTACAACAACCGCACGCCCATCATCCGAGAGATCAGCGAAGACAAAAAGACGCTGCGCTTTTATGAAAACACTTTCCGCCTGCCCGATGGGCAGGAAAGCATCACGGAGCCCGGAACAGTCACGCTCAAGCGCAGCGTTCCCGACATGGATTTTGTCTGCACGAACGAGAACCGCGTGTGGGGCTGCAAGGGCGACAGCATCTTTGCTTCAAAGCTCGGCGACCCGTACAACTGGAACGTGTTTGACGGACTATCCACGGATGCGTTCAGCGTGGAGAGCGGCACGGCGGGAGCATTCACGGCGTGCGTGAGCTACCTTGGTTACCCGTGCTTTTTCAAAGAAGACAAAATTTTCAAGATGTACGGCACGATTCCGACAAACTTCCAGCTCATGTCGAGTGCTGTTCTCGGCGTAATGAAGGGCAGCCACAAGAGCCTTGCTGTGGCGGGCGAAACGCTCTATTACCTCTCAAAGGTCGGCATCATGGCGTACAGCGGCGGCATGCCGCGCTGCATCTCTCGCACGCTGGGCGATGATGTGCGCCTCTCTGACGCGGTGGGAGGAAGTGACGGCCTCAACTACTACGTGAGCCTGAAAGAGGATGGCAAGGCGGCGCTGTACTGCTACAGCAGCGAAAACGGCGTGTGGCATAAGGAAGATACGCTTGCCGTGGTGCAAATGGCCTATTCGGGCGGTATCATGGCCTTAGTAGACGGCGGGTGCGTGCTGCTTGGAAATCCGGCAGATATCCCGACCGGCGCAACACGCGAGGGGGCTGTTATTAGCGAGGCGGAGTTTGCCGACTATGACGGCGGCTCATTCGACGCGAAGCACGTGCAGCGCGTACGGGCGCGGCTGGAATGCGAAAAGGGCACAACGGTCGTGTTCCTTGTCAAGTTTGACGGCGGCGCGTGGGAAGAGGTCGACCGCTGCGGGGCACAGGAGAAGGACGTTTTCACGCTCAACTGCCCGATCCGCCGCTGCGACCACTTTAGATTAAAAATCAAAGCCACAGGAGAATACCGGCTCTATGCGCTCGAGTACGAATACGTGACGGGCGGCAGAAAGTGAGGGGACAATGGCAGATAATTTCAAACACAAGAATACAGACCTGACGCTCATCAACGATTCGGGCGACCTTGATCTCATCCGGCAGTATACAGAGGCCTACAACAAGGCCTATGCCGAGGGAGACAAGGCGGGCCAGCAGGCGGCGCACGACGCAGCGGAGAAAATCCGCGCGAAGTACGACTATTCCGGCGGCGTGGACGGCAGCGAGTACATCAAACTCGGCACGGGCGCGAGCCCTGCAAAGGCTGACACGAGCTGGCTCGATAAGCTGGGCGACAGCAGCTACAACTATGACCAGAGCGGACAGATCAGCGCAAAGCTCGACGCGCTGCTGAATCGCACGCCGTTTTCCTACGACGCGGCGAGTGACCCGCTCTATCAACAGTATCGCAAGCAGTACACGCGCGAGGCAGACCGCAGCGCTGAGGATGTGCTCGGCAAGGCGGCAGTGATGACGGGCGGGATGCCGTCCACGGCGGCGGTGGCAGCGAGCCAACAGGCGAGCGACTACCAGATGAGCCAGATGACGGACAAGATTCCCGAGCTTCAGCAGCTCGCCTATAGCATGTATCAGGATAAATTGAGCGGCGACCGCGCCGACCTGAATACGCTCATCGGCCTTGAGGACAACAACTACAACCGCTGGCTGGCTGACCGCAACTATCTTTACCAGCTTGCGCGCGATCAGGTGGGCGACCAGCAGGCGGCGGATGCGCTGGCGTATCAGAAGCAGCAGGACAAACTGAACTATGACTACCAGAAGGAACGCGACGCCATCGAGGACGCACGCTATAATGCGGAATGGCAGTATAAATTGCAGCAGGCCGCGCAGTCGGCGGCAGGGAAGGCAAGCGGCGGTGGCTCTCGCCGGACTTCCAGTGGCGGGACACGTAGCGGAGCTACCGGCGGAGCGATGGACTACGAAGGTCTGTTTGCTGCAGCACAGGCGAGCGGGAACCCCAAGAGCTGGCTTGCACAGAAGGCTAACTACCGGAAGTACGGCTTTACATCTTCGAGCGGGCTCTATTCCGACTATGAAAACTGGCTGGAAGGTCAGAACGGTGGCAGTTCAAGCGAAGGCTATAATTCGAGCAATTTCAATGCGGCTATGAGCAGTCTGCGCACGATGCTTGCACAGGGGCGTACCGATTATGCTGTCGGAGGTATTGATTCTTTCTGGGATAAACTGAGCGACGAGCAGAAGGCGCGCGTGCAGAAGATGCTGAACGAATACGGGCTGACTTACACGGAGGACTGATATGGGAAAGCTGGTAGCACTGAACACCAATAACGAAGAGAAGAAATTAAAGACCGAGCAGTCAATTGCGACCACTGTTGCGCAGGGACGGCGCGGGAAATTGATGCAGACCGGGAGCGCGAGCGCCCCGGTCTCTTCTCCACCTACAGTATATCGCACGAGCCCGGTGAAGACGACGCCAGTGACGCGGCAGAATGTCGTGATGCCGAAGACGCCCACGCAGGGCGGCGCAAGCCCGATGTTCCGGCAGCAGAATGTCGTGACGCCGAAGAACCAGAATGCGCTTGCGCAGGGCCTCGGCAAGGGCGCTTTGCAGCAGCAAGAGGCGAAGAACTACCAGAGCGAAAAAGCCTTCAATCAGCATGTGAAGGACGTGAAGCCGCAGACGGTCACGCAGCGCGTCGGGAATACGCTCAAGGGCGCGGCGAAGACCTACGGCGCTGGCTTTGCCAATCTCAGCGGCGTGGCGGCGCAGGGGCAGGGCGGCACAGCGATGTCGCCGGTCTATCGCGCTCAGGCGGAGACGCTGGACCAGCAGATTGCGGCATTGGAAGCGACGCTGAGCGACCCGTCGATGACGGCACAGGATATTGCCGACACGAAAGAGGCGATTGCTATCGCTCGCAGCGAGCGTGAGAAGTACGGCAAGATCATCGAGAGCGGGGAAAGGGCCGCAGCGGGAGCCTATGACATCGCTGACAGGCTGGCAGACAGCGGCGCAAAGGATATCAATAAGGCGAAAAGCGGGCTGGGCAAAGTCGGACAACTCGCCGTTGACGCGGGTGTCGCGGGTGCGCAGATGGGGATGGATATTGCCCTCACGCCTTTTATGGGCGGCAGTGCGCTTTTCCCGATGTTCATGCGCAGCGCGGGCGGAGGCGCGCAGCAGGCGCGCAGAGCGGGCGCAACGCATGAACAGCAGGTCAACTATGGCCTTGCGAGCGGTGCACTCAGCGTGGCAACCGAGAAGATCGGCAACGCGGCAGCGCCGTTCAAGAAAATGTTCGGCAGGGGCTTTTTAGATAGCGTCATCGAGCGCACGATGTCGGGGCTCAATAACAGCGCGGCGGGCAAGATCGCGCTGTCGTTCATTGAAGAGGGCGGCGAGGAAGTGATCGAGGATCTTGTCCAGCCCGCGCTGCAGATGATCTACAACGGCAAGACGCTCGGTGGGAGTTACAGCGAGCTGGAAGCGGCGGAGGTTCTGAATGACTTCCTTGTTGGCGGCATTCTCGGCGGTATTGGTGGCGGCGTGGAAGCTGCGGCAAACCGATTCGCGCGCTTTGATAACTCCCTGGGTGAGAGCGGGCGAAAAGCGATTCGCGGCTCGTATCAGGAGGGCGAGGACACGGCACAGCACGTGAAGGACTTTATCCCTGCCTACAATGCGGGCGTGGAGGGAAAGGCGAACCCGAACCCGACGAATGAGACGGCCTATGCAGGCTATGTCGCGGGGCAGAACGACGCGAAGAAAGAGGCAGGAACGGGCGAGCATATTGACGGCCGTACGAAGGAAAATGTATCGAGCAGAAATGTAAACGCTTTCCAGTTTGACCACCCCGAGCTGCACGGTTATTACAGTACGGCGGCAGAGCAGATCGCCGGTATCGCTGATATAAGCCTTTCGCGCGGACAGCAGAAGGGCGCGCGGCAGCGGACGGCAAACGGATACCAGAGAAACAATCAGATATTCGAGACCCCCGCCATGCGCAAGGCGATGAACGAGGGCCTGACGCGCACGCAAATCATTGATGCAGCGCAGCGCATCATCAACGATAATGGACAGGAGAATGTCAAAGCGGCGAAAACGCTCGAGATCGTTCTTGACGACATGCTGACGAATGGGTACACTGCTGTTGATGGAACGGCGGTTGCCCCCAATACGGATTATATTGCAGCAAAGCAGCAGATCGCAGGCGCAGAGGTGCAGGCGACCGGCTTTGACAAGTATGTAACTGACAACCGCCTTGCCCTCGAGACAGGAGATGTGACAATGGATGAGCTGCGCACAGAATATGCGCAGCAGGAAGGAGCCGAACATGGAGAAGCAGTACATTTACGCAACGGCAGCGAACGGGATAACGGTGCGGATCCCCGCGGAGAAGTACGAGGCGTGGAAGAAGGCGCAGGACGAAATCCGGGCCGGAAGGAAGGGCGACACTTCGCAGACAGCGAAGCAGCTTCGCTCGATTATGGAGAAAAAGTAAGCACTGCGAGCTTCGGCATCGGCAGAGGCGCATTCAATGACAGCGTCTATCTTGTGAAGAACGAGACGGCGGAAATGCGCAAGGCGAAGGACCTCGCCAAAGAGCGCGGCCTGCGCGTGACGTTTTTTGCCGGAAATAATCTGACGTTCCGTGACAAGAGCGGGAAAACGTTCCAGGTGCGCGGCTACGTTTCAGGTGACCGCGTATTTATCCGTGCGGATCATCCGGAATTTACGTCGTACCAGATCATGCGGCATGAGGCCGGACATGATATGATCGCAAAGGGCGAAGTCGATTTGAACGAGGTACGCACGCGCATCGATAAGACCTTTACCGGCGGTGAGGTCGACTCCCTCTGCACGGCGTATGCAGACGCTTATGCCGGCACCGAAATGACGGCGCAGGAAATTTGGGAAGAGGTGGTTTGCGACAGCCTCGGCGATATGAACATTTTCGCCGACAGTGAGATCAGCGATGCGGCAGCGTTTCTTCTTGCGCATATCAAGGTGGAGAGCGAAACCGTTGCGCAGGAAAGCACGCGTGCGCCGCCAAGCAAAATAAATGGCAGGGCGAGCATTGAAGAGGCTGCCGATGGCAAAAAATATGTCCGCGCCGACAGACAGGTCATTTTTGGAAATGACCCGCAGAGTTGGAGCGAACAGCTGGAAGACTATATTAACGGGAAAATCCGCCGTGGACAAGACGTTAAGCTTATCGGCGCGGATGGCGACGAATTGGTTCTGACTGCGACCTCGGCAGGGAAACTGAGCGACAACCACACCAGCGATGGGCGTACTATGAGCGAGGCGGCATTTGAGCGAAAAGTAAATGCAGCATCGCATATTGACGAGTTGGCGCAGGTTTCTGTCAAGGGGGACAGGAACGTTGTAGATCATAACAGTCGACATGGAGACATGGCAAGTAGCGGTTGGAATTATCGCACGGCGTTTTTCAAAGACTTTGACGGGAAATATTACAAGGTTACGATATCGACGGCGCAGAGCGCAGACGGTAAGATGATCTATAATATTGGGCAGATGCAAGAAAGAAGCATCCCCCAAATTAATGGCTCTTCCGCTGCGGACAGCGGCGCTCTGCGAGGGAATGCTTCTGTAGATAGTCTATCTCGTGGCGTACAAAATGTCAAGCTGAAGTTCAGCATGGAAACGCCGGTCGAAGAGACTGACAAACTGATCGCCGTCCACAACAAGGATGAGGCCAGCATCATGTCCGCGCTGAAGCTGGGCGGCCTGCCCATGCCCTCTATCGCCATTGTAAAAGCCAGGGACGGGCACACCAAGTACGGCCCCATCTCCCTTGTGTTCAGCAAGGACACCATCGACCCGCAGCTATTCCGCGCCAACAAGGTGTACGGTGGCGATGCCTGGACGCCGACAGCTCCGCGAGTAGATTACCCCGTGAACAGCAAAAAGGCATCCCAGGTGGAGCACGAGCTGCACCGGCTGGCCGGGGATGTCTCCGTGGCCGGGGGCATCTTCGGGAACAGCGCCGCCCTGCGCTCTATGGGCATCGACAACACCAGCACCAGGAGCACGGCAGAGATGGCGGAGAAGCTGGCCTCCACGGACACGGTGCGGGCGGCCTATCTGGCAGACCAGGGCAAGAGTCTGGAGCCGGTGAAGATGGACAAGGTGTGGGACAAGTTCGGTAACGACACCCTGCAAAAGGTGGTTGACCGCCTGGGCGTGAACACGCTGGCTGAAATCGAGGCCAACCTGGAGACCGGTGAGAGCGTGAAGGACGCCCTGGGCGAGAATGCCGAGGTCATCCGCGACATTCTCCGGGACTACTACCGGGAACAGGGCGAACCCATGCTCCGCAGAATGGCCGTCAAGAGGCATTGGACCGACGCGGAGATCAACGAAAGACGGCAGAACCGCATCGACAATTCCATGGACGGCGTTTCCATCTTCACCCTGGAGGACATCGTTCACCACGCATGGGATATGTACCAGGACGGCGGCGCGACCAAGGGCGAAATTGACCGGATGGCTACCTCTGACGCGCTGCGCAGCTCCGTGGATGACCACGCCGTTGAGGAGTGGATTGCCGGGAAGCTGGACGGCCTGCTGGGCGAGGCGGGCATCTACAATGGCAAGGACCCCTACACCCCCTCCGGCAATCTCCGCAGCTTCTCGCAGCTCCACTATGCCTACACCCTGGAGAACATCGTCAAGGCGATGAAGGAGGGCCAGGAGGAGCGCGGCGGCAACACCTGGGGCGCAAGCGCCAAGACCCTGCAATCCGTGGCGACGCCGGAATACCGCAGCATCCAGGAGATCAAGGCGGACAGTGGGCGGCTGGGCATGGACGAGGGGACCGAGTATGAAGCAAAGCTCCAGGCCATTGATGACCAGATCGGCAGCATCATCACGAAGATCAAGCAGGGAAACAAGGCTCATTCCGACAATTCCTTCGTCGAGAGCGACATCATCGGCAGCATCCTGATGGAAACGTCCAAGGGCAAGAGGACGGTGGACGCTATCATGCGGGCCTTCTCCAAGGAGGGGTACAAAATCAGCAGCCAGACGGCCCAGGACATCCAGGCCGTCTACCAGGAGGCGGCGGAAATGCCCACCGGCTACTTTGAGGCCAAGCCCCAGCGCGCCGTTGGGTTTGACGAAGTTTTGGCAGCGGTGATCCCGGACAACAGCAGCGACCGTCTGAAAGCCGCATTGCAGGATGCCGGGGTCAACACGGTGGAGTATATCGCCGGAGATGAGGCGGACCGTTTGGAAAAAGTCAACAGCGTGGATGACGCAGCATTCTCCCGCGAGATCCCTGAGGCAAACTACGAAACGTTGAAAGAGAAGTACGGATATATCCCGGCGGGCGAGCGTGCATACCGCGAAGTGCAGGTACCGAAGAAGACGGCGGATGACAAATACGTCAGCCGCACGATCCGCACGGTGCTGGAAGCAAAGGCCACGCCGGACGCAATGGTGCCGACGTTGGAACGAATGGTGGCAAAAGGAGAGTTCTCCTACGGCCGCTATACGGACAAGCAGGCCATTAGTGACGCAGAAAGCCGCATAAAAACCGAGGGTTGGCAAAAGACCTTGAACAAGTGGAAAAGTTCCACCAAAGAGGGAATCAGCAAGGAGAACACGGCTATTGGCTGGGCACTCTACAACAATGCAGCGAACAGCGGTGATGTTGAGACAGCTATCGACGTGCTCGACACCATCGTAAAGCGCCAGAGAAATGCGGCACAGGCGTTGCAGGCAACGCGGCTGCTCAAGCAGCAGGACCCCGGTACGCAGCTTTATGCGGCGCAGCGCAGCGTGGAGAACTTGACAGAAGATCTCAAAAAGCAGTACGGGGAAAAGGCTCCTGATCTTAAAATCGACCGCGACCTCGCTGAGGAGTTCCTGAACGCAAAGGACGACGATGCGCGCACCGAGGCGATGAAGGAAATCTATCGCGATATCGGCAGACAGATGCCGAGCCGCTTCATTGACAAATGGAACGCTTGGCGCTACCTTTCGATGCTTGGCAATCCACGCACGCATGTGCGCAACATCGTTGGCAACGTAGGATTTGTTCCTGCTGTCACGGTAAAGAACGTCATCGGCGCAGGCATTGAGAGCGCTGCGAACGCGGTGAGCGGCGGCAAGGTCGGACGCACGAAGGCAATCCTGACGACGAAGGACGCAGGGCTTATCAAGGCGTCATGGAGTGACTATGCCAACATTCGCGAGCAAGCTCTCGGTAGCGGCAAGTACAATGATAATGTCAATGTGCGACAGGAAATCGAGGAAGGGCGCACGATCTTCAAACCGAAACTGCTGGAAGCGATGCGCAAATTCAACAGCACGGCGCTGGATGCGGAAGACGCATGGTTCTCTAAGCCGCATTACGCGGCGGCGCTGGCGCAATTCTGCAAAGCAAATGGCATTACCGCGGAGCAGGTCGCTGGCGGGAAAGGCATTGGAGCGGCACGCGAATACGCGATCAGAGAGGCGCAGAAAGCGACCTATCGAGACACCAATGCGTTTTCACAGATGATCTCCGATCTCGGCAGATACCGCGGGGATAACAAGATGAAACGCCTCGGAAGCACCCTCACCGAAGGAATCCTGCCGTTCCGCAAGACACCAGCCAACATTCTGGTGCGCGGCGTGGAATACAGCCCTATTGGGTTCCTCAAAAGCATAAGCTATGACCTTGTGCAGGTGCAGAAGGGTAATATGCAGGCGACCGAAATGATCGACCGGGCCGCCGCCGGGCTGACCGGCACGGGGCTGATGATGCTCGGCCTTTATATGGCGAAAGAGGGCATTCTTCGCGGCAACGGCGGTGATGACGAGAAGAAGAAAAAGTTCGACGAGCTGCAAGGGCATCAGGAATATGCGCTGGAGATGCCAAATGGCACGAGTATTACGCTGGATTGGCTTGCGCCGGAAGCGCTTCCGTTCTTCGTCGGGGCAAACCTTTACGAGCAGATGCAGGCGAACAACGGATATCTCACTATGAGTGATATGCTTCAGGCCGCAAGCAATGTGACAGATCCGTTGCTTTCCATGAGCTGTCTGCAAAGCCTGAACGACGTTTTTGACGCGGTAGGATATGCGTCCTCCGGGGACACAAACGCACTAACCAGTGCGGTAGCAAGCGCGGCGACGAGCTATCTGACGCAGGGTATCCCGACGATCCTCGGGCAGGCGGAGCGCACGGGCGAAAGCGAGCGCATGACGACCTATACGGATAAGAACAAATTCCTGACGCCGGATATGCAATATGCGCTCGGCAAGGCCAGCGCGCGTATTCCGGGCGTTGACTACGGGCAGATTCCCTTTATCGACGCATGGGGGCGCACGGAAAACTCCGGGAGCGCGGTAGCGCGAGCATTTAACAATTTTGCGAATCCCGCGTATACCTCGAAGGTAAGCGGCAGCAAAATGGAAGATGAATTGAGCCGCCTGTATGAGGCGACCGGTGAAACCAAAGTCCTGCCGCAGCGCGCACCGAAATCTTTTACCGTGAATAAGGAAAACAAACAGTTGACCGGCGAGGAATACGTCAAGTACGCCACAAAGCGCGGGCAGACTTCCTATAAGATCGTCAGCGAGCTCACGGGACTTGCGAGCTATAAGTCCATGAGCGACGGCGATAAGGCAGATGCCGTTGCGAAAGCCTACGAATATGCCAACATCGTTGGGGAAATGAGCGTGAGCAATTACCAAACGGACGGGTGGGCGGCAAAGGCCATAGATACCGTCAAAAAAACGGGCGTTTCAGAAGCCCAGTATATTGCGCTCTATCTGGCGAAAGGCGGGATCAAAAGCCTGAAGGACAAAAACGGTGACACCATCAGCAACAGTGAAGGCTTGCAGATCATGGAGCTTGTTTATCAGCAGAAGGGGCTTTCCGATAAACAGCGTGCAGCCCTCTTTGAGGACTTCGGCGTCGGAAAGAGCATTCGCCATTGGAACCGCGCGAGGGTGGACGAGCAGCTTGCAATCATGAGGAGGAAAGCGACGTAAAGAAAAAGAACCTGTCGGACCACCGACAGGTTCTTTTGCCCCGTGGTGAATTTGCGGAGGCGGCATGATAGGCTCAATGGAGAACACCATAAAAATAAGGGGGCGTGAAAAATGGACAATGCAAAGCACTACGATGACGCAGAGATCGCTCTGATCGAAAGCCGATGCAAGAGCAATACGCATCGGATCAACGAATTACAGGAGCATCAAACGGCACTTGACAGGCTGGCAACGTCAGTCGAAGTGCTGGCGACCAAGCAGGAGACCGTCGAGGGCGATGTCAAAGAGATCAAAGAGGACGTGAAAGCCATCACGGGCAAGGCGGGGAAACGCTGGGACAGTCTGATCGACAAAGCTCTCGCGGCGCTGGCGGGCGCGTTTATCGCGTGGCTGCTGTCGGGGGTTGCCTTATGAAGAAGCTGAGAAAGCGGGACAAGTACGTCATCGCGGCAGTGCTCAACCTCTGCTGGTACTGCATTGCGGTGCTCGTATTGACCGCTCATGACAAAGTAGTGCCGGACAGCCTGACCGTCGCGTGGTTCGCTGCGTGGACGGCAGAACTCGGCCTGCTGGCGGGAATCAAAATCAAGGGAAAGGACGAATAACATGAACGAATTACTGAACAAGAGAATCGCAAACCTTCTTAGCGTGAAGAGCCTTGTGACGATTGCGCTGACGGCGACCTTCTGCGTGCTGACAGTACAGTCGAAGGTGACGCAGGAATTCAACACCGTGTACCTCATGGTCATCGCGTTCTACTTCGGCACACAGAACGCGGCGGGCAGCGCGAAGGGAGAGTGAGCGGTGTGAATATCCGCAAATATCCCGCGAACGCGGGCAACGTCGGCGGCACGCGCGCGGCGGGCGCAATCAAGTACATCGTGATCCACTACACCGGCAACGACGGCGACACGGCGGCGAATAACGCGAAGTACTACGCGGGCAACGTCGTGAAGACCAGCGCGCACTACTTCATCGACGAGAAGGAGATCGTACAAAGCGTGGATGACCTGCGCGTTGCGTGGGCGGTCGGTGGGAAGAAGTACCCGTCTTGCCCGCAGACGGGCGGCGGGACGCTGCACGGCCGCTGCCTGAACGCAAACAGCATCAGCATTGAGCTGTGCGATGAGAAGAAGAACGGCGTATACGCGCCGGGCGCGAAGACCGTCGCGCAGGCACTTGAGCTGACGAAAGCTCTGATGAAAAAGTACAACATCCCCGCGAGCAACGTCATCCGCCACTTTGACGTGACGGGTAAGCTGTGTCCCGCGTACTGGTCCGGCAGGGAGAACGCGGGCAAGTGGGAAAAGGAGTTCAAGAGCAGGCTTGTGGAGCCGGACTACCGCGAAGTGCTCAAGAAGCGCGCGGGGCTGCTCGATCCGACGCTCGACTACCTCGCGGCGTACAAGTACGGCAGTGACCTGATTCGCAAGCTCGCGACGATGAAATAATTGTGCCCGAATCGGGCACGGAAAGGAAAACGGGCGGGAGGCCTGCAATGTCTCCCCTCGCGTGAGCGCTCTGCAAGCCCCGGTGCACAGCATGGACAAGCAGCACCGAGCGATTCGCGCACAGTTATCCTCTATGGCCCCCAAGCGGGCCGTGGCGTATATCTTATCGTTTGAGCTGCCGCCCGATGAGGCGTACTGCCTTATTGAATGCGATGTGCGCGGGAAGAGCCGCGTCGAAGTCGCGGAGACGCTGCACGTCTCACCGGAGTACGTGAAGACGCGGCGACGCCGGGCATACAGCAAAATCGCGGACGGTATCAAAAACGCATAAAGAAGAGACCCTACAAAGACCTTTTTCAGGCTCTTTGCGGGGTCTCTTTTTCGTTATCATTGAGGCAACAAAAGGAGGTGCGCGCATGGGATATTTCGGCAACCTTTATCAGATGGGGTATAACCCCTATTCAGGATATGCCCCTGCAAGCCCACAGAACGGCGCAGGAGCGATGCAAGGCTTTGCGGGTCAAATTACCCGCGTGAACGGAAGAAATGGCGCAGAGGCGTTCAGGCTCGCTCCGAACAGCTCTATTTTGCTGATGGACGAGAACGACCCCATTGTCTGGCTCAAACAGACGGATGGTGCGGGGTATGCCACCGTTACGCCGTACACAGTCGCGCCGTATCAGGCGGCTGCGCCGGTAGACGTCAACAGTCTTGAAAACCGCGTGAAGAGATTGGAGGAAATACTCAATGCCAAATCCGATGATGCAAATGCTGATGGGCGGCGGAAGCAGAAGACCGAATAATCCCCTTGCGATGATCGGCGAATTCCGCAAATTCGCTGCAGGCATGACGCCTCAGAAAGCGCAGCAGGAGATTGAACGCCTTTTACAGTCTGGGCAGATGTCTCAGGCTCAGTTCCAGCAGCTCCAGGAACAGGCAAAGGAGTTCGTGCAATTTCTGAAATAAGCCGGTGCGCAACGGTTTATTTATAAAATTCTTTCAGGAAGGAGTTTTGACACATGGATAGTGGTATGTCTCTCAGCGATATCGCCGCGGTCACCCGCGGTGCGAACGATGAGAACGGCTGGGGCTCCGGTTGGTTCCTCATTGTCGTGCTCTTCCTCTTCATGTTTGGCTTTGGCGGCAACGGATGGAACCGCCAGGGCGAGTTTGGCCAGTACGCCACGGCCGCATCGCAGCAGGAGATCCTTTTCGGCCAGCAGTTTGGCCAGCTGAACGACCGCCTGACCAACATCGGCAACGGCATCTGCAATCTCGGCTACGAGATGCAGGGCGGCATCGGCCAGCTGGGCAAGGAAGTCGCGCTCGCGCAGAACGGCACGAACATGACCATCATGCAGACCGGCAACGACATCCAGCGCCAGATGGCAGACTGCTGCTGCACCACGCAGCGCGGCCTTGACGCCATCAACGCCAACATCGACGCTAAATTCGCAGCGCTCGAAAAGAGCCAGCTCGAAGGCCGCATCGCACAGCTTGAGCAGGCCAACAACCAGCTCTATCTGCGCGAGCAGATGTGCGGTGTCGTGCGCTATCCCAGCGGCTACACCTACAGCGCGGGAAACTCCCCGTTCTGTGGCTGCGGTTGCGGAAACGGCAACATTTGACGCCCTATTCGGCGAGGCAAGCGGGGCGGCAACAGCTGCTCCGCTTTTTAATTTTTTAGGAGGGTAAAAATATGAGTAAGTCTGCAATTTACACGACCAACGTCAGCAATCCCACCGTTGCGGTCGGCGGCATCGTGCCGGTCGGCTCGACGACGCGCCGCTATGGCTGCAACATCCGTCAGGACGGCAACGCGATTACACTGTGCGGGCAGGGCTATTACCTTGTCAATGTCAGCGCGACAGTTGCACCCACGGCTGCCGGTACGGTCAGCCTGACCGCACAGAAGGACGGCGTCGCCATCATCGGCGCTACGGCAGCTCAGACGGTCGCAGCAAACGGCGTGGCAAACCTCACTATTACGGCTATTATTCGTAACGCCTGCGGCTGTGACGGCTCTCTTCTGTCGCTGGTACTCGACGGCGTGGCATCGGTCGTCAACAACCTTGCGGTCACGGTCGAAAAACTATGAACGACGATTCGGATGCTCTGCTGCTCGGGATAATTTTGCTGCTATTTGCTGCAGAAAGCGAGGAAGAAAATGAAGCTCATTGAAAAACTGTCGGCGATGGTCGACGAGGAAATTGAGGACGCGATGAAGTACGCGAAATGCGCCCTCGAGTACAAGGATGAATGTCCTGCTCTTGCGAAGACGTTTTACGAGCTTTCCGGCGAAGAGATGCATCACATGACGATGCTCCACGCCGAGGTTGCTGGCGTCATCCAGAAGTACCGGCAGGAGCACGGCGAGCCGCCCGAGGGCATGAAGTGTCTCTATGACTATCTGCACAGGAAGCAGATTGAGAAAGCTGCAGAGGTTCGGACGATGCAAGGGATGTTTCGCGAGGGATGAGCGAGCCTAAAAAATGATGCACTATTAGCCAAAAAGGCCTCTGCCCGCAATGGGTAGAGGCCTTTTATGCGAGGGTAACGGCGGGGGTAACAGGATAGAAATATTGGGCATAATCGAGAATTTGCCAGAATAGTCTAAATATGAAAAAACCTCGAAACCGCAACGGTTTCGAGGTTTTTCTTGGTCCGAGTGGCGAGACTTGAACTCACGGCCTCTTGACCCCCAGTCACCGAAAAACGACGGAATATCAACGGGTAATCGTTCGATGGGGGTAACGAGGGGGTAACAGAAAAATTATATTGCATCGGTGATTTTTCGAAGGTCGGTGAGGTTGACATCCTGATAATACCGCAGCATTTCGGGGCTTGCGTGACCGATCAGCTCGAGTTTGTCCTTGTCCGATGCCTGAATGTTTTTCATCAGTGTTGCGAACGTATGACGGCATGTATGGGGGGAATACTTGTGCCGCTTGTTTTCGATTGGATTGTCAATGCCGATTGCCTTTAATGTGGGATAGAAAACCTCGTCGCGGAAATAGTCATACCTGAACGCTTTTCCTTCTTCGTTACAGAACAGCGCGCCGGATATCTTATCTTTCGACAGCCGATCTATGATGGGCTGAATCTTGGGTGATATCGTGACGGTTCTATTCTTGCCCGCTTCGGTCTTGATACCAGCGCGAAGCACCTTTTCTCTCTTGTCGTAGTTATCAATCGACAGGCCGAGAAATTCTGTAGGGCGGAAGCCGAGGTAACACATGCAGTAGATATAGTCGGCGTATGGAATCACGCCGCACGCCTCTTTTATCTTCTCGATCTGGTCGGCATCAAAGCTCGCACGCGGCGCGGCGTTTTCACCGGTGACGGTGAGATACGGGGCCATACTCATAGGGGCGTATCCGCGCGGAACGGCGTACTTATAGATCAGGCTGCACACGGTGCGCATGTTCTTCTTTGTCTGTTTGGCGCGCGGGCAGTCATCAATGCATTCTTGGATGTCATCAATCTCGACCGCGGCCAGTTTCATAAATTCGATCGATGCAAAATACTTTTCGGCAGCGGCATAGCAATTCAGCGTGGACTTGTCGGCTCGGTGCGTCGGGAACCATAATTCGTATGCCTTGCGCCAAGTGATATCCTTTTCACGGGGCTTTTGCGTCCGCAGCATAGGGATATATTCTAAGGCTTCTCGTTTTGTGCGGAAGCCGCATTTTTTTGCCTTCACGCGGGTCAGCTTGCCGTCTTCTTCACGGTAGCCTTTGGTGATTTCGGCTACCCATGAAGAGCCGCGCTTATAGACCGTCCCCGTCCCGTTGCCGCGTTTTGTGGCTTTTCGGTCGACAGATGCTTGCTTTTTTCCGCATATAGGACAAAACAGCGCGCCATCCGGCAGCGCTGCTTTACATTTGATGCAATTCGCCATGTCAGCCCCTCCAAAATCCATAGTCGACGCAGTGCATATCGATATACAAACCCCATGCAGCCAGCAACACCACCATGATAAACAGAATTAAAATCACGCCGTTTCGGATACGGACGCCGCGCCGCATGATCTCAATGGTATCAGCCTTTGCGTCAACGTGGCGTTCCAGCTCATCATTGCGCGCCTGCAAAGTTTCCTCGGTCGGCGTCAAGTGTTCGGTAATTTCGAACACTTCATCAAGGGATATGCCGAGCACCTTGCAGATCGGCGCGACAGTGTAAATGGACGGGGCTTTCGACATTTTGGAAAAGAAGTTCTGGACGGTGGACAGCGGCACGCCGGAAGCGTCGGAAATGTCGTGGTAGGTCAATTTCAGTTCTTCTTTACGGATTCTGCACAGCTCTTGAATGTTCATTTACATCACCTTAACTTTTCCGGTTTTCGTACTTTTGGGGTGCCAAAAGTGGGCCTGTCGAACGCGGTCGAATGCCGTCGTGTTGCAAGGTCTTGGTATTGAAGTGGTAAGGTAAAGCGCGATATGGTCAAAACAAGCAGCGGCGACCGCTCCCCGCTGCTGCCGAAAAGCCCTCGCCGGTGTTGCAGAGGCGGCGAGGGCTTTTTCAAAACTTAATCCCAGCACACCGGGCAAGCACCATATCCAAGATAACGGCAGTATTCAATGTTGTGAGCGGCATATTCGCTTGCTGCTTGAAACACCGGGCATTCGTAATTGTGATAGTACGATGACCCGCTGACGATAAATCCAATGTTGTTGTACAAGAAAAGAGCTGCGTCCAGATGGTCATATAGCCCCTCTTTCTGTATCTTGACGCGGGCAAGCTCGGTATTCAAGTTTCCGACTTTTGTTCTGTATTCTTCAAGAGCTTCTTCTTTTTGAGTGAGCTTGTTATTGAGCACGCGGATTTTTTCGGCAGATTCCGCCGAATTGTTTGCCCATGAAATTCCCTGCCAAACATTCCCAGAGAGGCTCAGCGCAAGAGCGACAACAAGGCCAATCACCAACGCTCGCGGCGCGGCCTTTTTAACCGGCTTTTCAGGGATGACGGCAGGCAACTCCGGCTCGGATGGGACGGGATCAGGCGAAGCCGGAGTTGCCTGTGCGGGGGTGGCTGGTTGAACCGGCGGATAGTTGTACTTTTCAAAATAGTTTCGATTCCACCAATAGAAAATGCTGCCCCAAAGAATCGCAGGGGAAAAACTGATGTCGTACCCATTAGAAAAATCATAGATGGAAAATGCAAATGCCAAAATAGCTGTGTACCCAATGTGCAGCCATTTTAGAGCCTTTGATGAAATGGGTTTTTTTCGCAACCGCAAGAGAAGAGGCCCTGCGCCATATATGGAAGCAGTCAACGCGAGAGAACCCAATGCAGATGCCACATTAAACTGCATAACATCACTTCCTTATTTTACACGGAAAACCGAAAGAATCAGGTCTACGATCTTCTTTATTACGCGGCGCTGGTATCGCGCGCGCTTTTCAAAATACTGTGGGTCGTTGTATATTCCCATTTCTTAATCGGTGGCCGTGGTGAAATGCACCTCGGCGCGGTATATGATAAGTGAAACTATTTACATACGGAGGATAAAAAGATGAACGACAAACAGCGCCAAGAGTACTTAACGATGTCAGATGCGCAGAAAAAGGAGTTTTTGCGAAAAGAGGTAGAGCGGATCGCCGCGCTGCCGGAAAACGAACACGACGCGGCCTTTGACGCGCTACGCGAGGCCGTCATGCCGAAAATCACCGATCTTCCGGTGAAGGGGAGCGATCTGAGCTACGGGGAATATTGTCAAAAGAAAGGTCTCGATTGGCGTACAGGGGAACCCAACCGCGCATGAGGTCGCCATAGGGCACGCAGAACGCAGCGGCGACGCGGCGCAGCTGCTCGTCGGTGGGCGCTTCCAGCCCGAGCGCGATATTTCCCGCCACGTTAAAGTCACAGCCGATGATCTGCTGTAACGTGGCCGTTGGGACCTTATACTGCGCGGCCAGAATCGCGACAGGGTGCGGCGACCAGATGCGCGCGGTATCCATATCTACATATGGGCGCTCGTCCTCTTTGGGGGCGGGCGCTTTTTCTGTGCCTTTTTCCGGCAGAGCGGGAAGCTCGTCGCCATCCAGCTCGGCAAGCGTGATACCGAAATGGTCGGCGATCTTCTGGCGCGTTTTTGCATGAGGGATAGCTTTTCCAGCTTGCCAATTTAACACAGCTTGGTTTGTCGACCCAATTATCTTAGATAAGCGATAGGCAGAATAGTCCCTTTGAGTCATGCAATAGTTTAGATTTTCGGTAAATGCCATAAATATTGACCTCTATTATTGTGTACAATGATACGTAATCATTTATTGACATATGCTCAATCATTAAGTATAATTAAGACCGTGGACAGGTACTGAAAAGCCAAGCCACCCCGACAAATCGAGCTGGCGCGAATTAATGTTTGTAGCAAAACTTAGAGTAGCACCAATGCTCCAATTTGTCAACATTTTAATCAAATTTGGAGGCGAAAAAGATGGGGTTCCCTGAAAACCTTGCTCGGCTACAGGCTGAGCACGGCGAGACGAATTATCGTCTTGCGAAAGAGATCGATGTCTCGCAGACGTCGATCAAAAGCTGGAAAGATGGCGCTTGCTACCCGCACCCGCGCCACATCAAACGGCTTGCCAAGCACTTCAAGGTAAAGGAAGAAGCGCTTACGGGTAAGGAGGACACATGAACGAGCTAATCAAGATCACTTACAACAATGACCGCCCTGCTGTCTCTGCGCGAGACCTGCACGATTTTCTCGAAGTGAAGACGGCTTATAAAGACTGGTTCCCGAGAATGTGCGAGTACGGGTTCACCGAGGGCGAAGATTTCAACCCGCTCAAAATTGAGCGAGTTCAAAACGAGGGTGAGCGCATGGTTGCTCGAACGGTTGACGACGCAGTGCTCACCATCGACATGGCGAAAGAGCTTTGCATGATCCAGCGCAATGAAAAGGGCAAGCAGGCTCGCCAGTATTTTCTTCAAATCGAAAAGGACTGGAACAGCCCGGAGAAAGTCATGGCCCGCGCGCTGCAAATCGCAGGGGACAAGCTCAAGCGGCTTGAAAGCAAGGTCGAGGCCGACGCGCCGAAGGTGCTTTTTGCCGATGCGGTCAGCGCAAGCAAGACTTCGATCCTCGTCGGCGAGCTGGCGAAGCTGCTGAAACAAAACGGCGTTGACATCGGGCAGCACCGACTGTTCCGTTGGATGCGCGAAAACGGCTATCTGATTCGCCGGAACGGCACGGACTTCAATATGCCAACACAAAAATCAATGGACTTGGGGCTTTTCACCGTTAAGGAAACGGCAATCACCCATTCTGACGGTACGGTGACGGTGAGCAAGACCACGAAAGTCACCGGCAAAGGCCAGCAGTATTTCATCCAGAAGTTTCTTGGAGAGGAAGGAACACGCAAATGAGCATAAATGAGTTTGCCGGTAAAGTCGATTCCATAGGGTGTGATCTTTCTGGTGTGACCGACACACTGTCCCTCTGCATCGCAGGGGCAATTCAAGAAGGCGAACTCTCTGAGACCGGAGACTGCCGGTTTTACGGGGCACTGATTCAGATTGAAATGGCGTTACGGCGCGTGGAAGAGGAATTGTGCTGTGAAGCTCAAGCGGCATTGGACAGCAAGGAGGAACGCACATGACGGTGGAAGAAATGCTTGCATCGGACAAGCCGGTGCTGACACCGGCGGATATCGCGCCGGTACTCGGGCGGAAGCCCTATTCGATCAGCATTGCGGCGAAAGACCACCCCGAACAGCTCGGATTTCCGGTCAGCCGCATCGGAACGATCACGGTCATCCCGCGGCTTTCGTTCCTGAAATTTCTTGGATATGAGGTGGAGGCATGATCGACACGTTGTTTTTCGGCGGCATTGCCGCTGCGGTGATCGCGCTCAACGGCTGCGACTTTGCAACCGCCCTTGCCGTCATCGGCGCGTGCGCGGTGTGCAAGGTGCTGTATGATCTGCTCCCGTATATCGACAGGGGGCGCAGACGGTGAGGCGGCACGACAAGCGCACGAGAGAGCAGCGCAAAGCGGACGAGGCGATGCTTTTTGCCGGTATTTGCCTGTTGCTGGCGGCAGTGCTCATCGCGGTCTCGGCGATGATGTGATGTACCGCTGCGAATGGTGCGGGCTGACCTTTGACGAGCCCGACGTCTTGCGCAGGCGCGAGAACCTTGACGGTGAGCGCGGCTATGCCCTTGTGACGGAAAAGTTCTGCCCGGACTGCGGCGCAGAGGAAATGTATTTTGAAGAATTGGAGGAGACCGAAGATGGATAACACCCTGATGAAAGTGACTCAACTCCCCGTGATCGAGGAGCATTTGAGGAGCCGGAAGGAGCAGACGGAGCAGCGCGTCGCAGAGGCAATGAGCCTTGTCTGCACCGACGAGACCTTAACCAGCGTGAAGAACATTCGCGCCGAAATGAACCGCGAGTTTGCCGATGCCGAGACCCAGCGCAAGGCCATTAAAGCCGCAATCATGGAGAAGTACGACAGCTTCGAATCCGTCTACCGTGAGTGCATCGCCGACCCGTACAAGCGCGCCGACGCAGACCTGAAAGCCAAGATCGACGCGACGGAAAGCGAGATCAAGAGCCGCTGCAAGGAAATGCTGCTGTGCTATTTTCGGGAGCTGTGCGCGGTCAACGAGATCGACTTCCTTTCGTTCGGGCAGACCGGCGTTAAGGTCGATATGGCGAGCGCCAGAGCCAAGACGCCGAAGAAGCTCATGGAGCAGATCAAGCTAAAGGTGGACGGCGTGGCGCAGGACATGAAAACCATCGGCACGATGAGCGAGAACGCGCCGGAGATCATGGTGGAGTACAAAAATAACCTCGACCTCTCGCTTGCGATCTCCGTTGTCAACGAGCGTCACCGCCGCGCCGAGGAGGAGCGCGAGGCCGTGAAACGCCGCACGGAAATGGAGGAGGCCCGCGTTGCTGGAGATACCGTCGCAGCGGCCCCGCAGGTCGTCCCGAAGCGCGTGGAGCAGGCGGCGGTCGAACGCCTCACGGTGTCGTTCCGCGTGACCGATACGCGCGAGCGCCTGCGCCTTTTGAAGCAATTCCTTGTCAGCAATGGCTATCAGTACGAATGATTATTTTAAGGAGGATATTACCATGAACGAAATGCAGACCTACAACAGCACCGAAGTTGTGAGCGCCAAGAGCGTGAACGCCGAAATGATGATCTCCCGTCAGGCGCAGGAGGTACAGGCGGCAATGGTCGTCGCCAAGCGTTTTCCCCGTGACGAGATCGAAGCGAACAACCGCATTCTCAACGCCTGCAAGCGCAAGAGCCTTGCCGAGCGCGCGATCTATGAATACCCGCGCGGCGGCGAGAACGTGACCGGCCCCTCGATCCGTCTCGCCGAGGTCATGGCGCAGAACTGGGGCAACCTCGACTTCGGCATTACCGAGCTGGAGCAGAAGAACGGCGAGAGTACCGTCATGGCCTACTGCTGGGATTTGGAGACCAACACCCGCCAGACGAAGATCTTCACCGTGCCGCATATCCGCTACACCAAGAAAGGCAGCGTTGCCCTCACCGACCCGCGCGACATCTATGAAATGGTCGCCAATCAGGGCGCGCGCCGTATGCGCGCGTGCATTCTTGGCATTATCCCCGGCGACGTGGTAGACGCCGCTCTTGCGGCGTGTACCAAGACGATGATGGGAAAGAGCGATGAACCCATGATCGACCGCGTACGCAAGATGGGACAGGCGTTCAAGGATGACTTCGGCGTACCGATGGAGTGCCTTGAAAAGTACATCGGCTGCAAGGCCGAAGCGTTCACGGCGCAGAGCATCGTGCGCCTGCGTAATGTGTATACCTCACTGAAAGAGGGACGCGCGAGCCGCGAGCAGTATTTTGATCTCCCGACCGTCGAAGTGGACGAGACCACAGGCGAGGTCAAGGACGAGCTGCCCGCTCCCGCTGACGCCCTCGGTACGCCGGACGACGGAAAGACCGGCACCCCCAAGCAGGTGAGCATGAATGATCTGTAAGGTCAAGGTCATTTCGACCGGCTCCAAGGGGAACGCCGTACTGCTGAATGATGAAATACTCATTGACTGCGGCGTTCCCTTTCGGGAACTCGAACCATACTGCAAGGGATTGAGGCTCGTCCTGCTGACGCATGTTCACGGCGACCACTTCAACCCCGAGACCATCAAGCGCCTGCACTTCCTGCGCCCTGCGCTGCGCTGGTGCGTCCCTCCGTGGCTCATGGAACCGATGGGACGCATCGGCGTGGACCGCCGCGTGACCGACGAGGGCATGGCAGGCCATGTGCTGTTCTACTCCTGTTCCCTTCTCTACCCCGTCTGTGTGTCCTACAATTCCATTCCTCACGATGTTCCGAATTGTGCGTGGCATATCGAATTTGCAAACGGCGAGCGCGTGTTCTATGCGACGGACTGCGCCTCGCTGGACGGCATTGTGGCGCAGGACTACGACCTTTATCTGATCGAAGCCAATTACGGCGAAGAGGAGATACAGGAGCGCATGAAGCGCAAGCTGGAGGCTGGAGAATTCAGCTATGAGAGCCGCGCGATGGAGAGCCATCTATCCCGCGAGCAGGCGCGCGCATGGCTCGCCCAAAACGCCGCCATCGGCAAGAGCCATGTGCTCTATCTGCACCAACACCAAAGCGAGGAGGAATTGAAATGAGCATGAATCGAATCTGCCTGATGGGACGCATCGGGCGGGATTTGGAGCTGAAAAAGACGAACAGCGGCGTATCCGTTGTGTCGTTCCCTCTTGCCGTTGATCGCAACGGCAAAGAGGGCGGCACGGACTGGATCGACGTTGTCGCATGGCGCGGCACGGCAGAAGTACTCTGCAACTACGCCGATAAGGGGCGCATGATCGGCGTCGAGGGGCGCTTGCAGATGCGCGACTGGACGGACAAGAACGGCAACAAGCGCAGGAGCTACGAGGTGCAGGCTGACAGCGTGTATTTCGCAGACAACAGGCGCCCGGAGGGTAACGATACTGCCGCACCGCAATACGCCGCAGAGAGCACCGCAGGCGGCTTTGCAGAGGTCAGCGAGGACGACGGCGAGCTGCCGTTTTAAGGCGGTGGCGGTATGGGAGCTGCATCTACAAGGTGCTATGTAAAGGCATATTACGACTGGATCGAGCAAACAGCAGCACTGGAAGATGACGAAAAAGGCCGTCTGTTTGTTGCGATTTTAGAATATGCCAGGTCGGGTGAAATTCCAGACAACCTCGGGAGAGAATCCCTTTTATTTCCGGTATTTAAGTCGGTCGTTGACCGTGACGCTCAAAAATCTGATGCGCTGGCTCAGAATGGAGCGGCTGGCGGCAGAGCACCAAAAGCAAATGCAAGCAAATGTAAGCAAACGCAAGCAAATGCAAGCAAATGTAAGCCTACTAATAACATAAGACATAAGACAGAAGACGAAGAACATAAGACAGAAAACGATATACCCTCTAAATCCCCCTCTACGAGGGACGCATTCGAGCGTTTTTGGTCAGTTTACCCGCGAAAAATCGGGAAACAGTCTGCTAAGAGAGCTTTCGAGCGGGTCAAAGTCCCACTCGAAACACTTGTGACCGCAGTGGAGCGGCAGAAGTGCAGCGACCAATGGACGCAGAACAACGGGCAGTTTATTCCACACCCCGCTACATGGCTGAATCAAGGCCGGTGGGACGATGAGCTACCCGAGAGCGGCAGAGGGTATCACTACGACTACGGCAACACGGAGGGAAGCCTATGAACGTTGACGCATTGATCGACAGCATCGCGAAAAAGGCCGAGCCTGTTCGTGATCTGGTCGATTACGAGAAAGACGGGCTGCTGTACTGCGGCCATTGCAACACGCCGAAGCAGTGCCGCATCCCCATCGGCGGGAATGTCCGCCTTGTCGGGTGCCAGTGTGCTTGCGCGGCGCGAGAGTACGAGGCCGAGAAAAAAGCTCGCGCTGACCGTGAGAAGCGACTACGCATCGAAACGCTGCGTGCTGACGGAATCCGCGACAAGAGCCTGACGGCGTGCCGGTTCGACAAGGCGACGATGAGTGACGAGATCGTCAAATGCAAACGCTATGCCGACGCATGGGACGATATGCGGCGCGAGAACAATGGGCTTCTGCTGTGGGGCAACACCGGCAACGGGAAGACCTTCGCGGCGGCGTGTATCGCCAACGAGCTGATTGACCGCGGGATCCCGGCGATGATTACGAGCTTCCCGCGAATCCTCAACGCGGGATACGACAAGAAAGAAATCGTCGAGCAGGTGCACTATTACCCGCTGATGGTGATCGATGATCTCGGCGCAGAGCGCAGCAGTGAGTACGCAATGGAGACGGTTTACACGGTCATTGACGAGCGATACAAGGCCAAGAAGCCGCTGATCGTCACCACAAACCTGACGCTTGACGAGCTGTGCAGGCCGAAAGACATGGCCTATCAGCGCATCTATGACCGCATCCTCGAGATGTGCACGCCACTGGTATTCAAGGGCGATAGCATGAGACGCGACAAGGCAAATCAGCGCATGAGGCACGTCAAATCGGTGTTGGCAGGCGGTGCGCCGTGAGCGGGTATCGCGGGGGCATTTTCAAGTGCCCGTTTTACTCGCGGGACTACCGCGACTATCTCAACTGCGAGGGCGCACAAGTCAAGCTACCAAAAGAAGAGCTGGACGAATACACGCGGCGCTACTGCGCCAACGAAGAATGGCGTCGCTGCCCGATCGCTCGGGCGCTGACGCTGCACTACGAAAGGACGGAGAACCGATGAGCGAAAGAAACAGAGACAAGGTAAAACGGCTTGAGCACGAGCTTGGCAGATATCAGAAAAAAGTCGGCGAGCTGATGGAAGCGAATGCGAAGCTGCGCGAGGATTTGGAAGGGCTGAACCAGCTGCGCATGGCGTTCGACGCTTGGATTATCCAGATCGCGCTTGCCTACGGTGAGGCAGTGAAGGACCCCGACACGGGAGAAGATATCCCACGCATGAAGGCGCTCCACCTCGAAAGACCGAAGGTGAACCCGCTGCTTGGGCAATACGAGATTCACCAGCGCGTCGATGAGAAGAACGTGATGCATATTGCGGTCGGTCTGCGGGACGACCCCGCGGACAGCAAGGCGGAGGTAAACGATGGCTCTGACATCGGCTGACCTCGCGAGGCTCGGGCCGCAGGCGCAGAAGCAGGTGCTTGACAAGCTGGCAGGCGCGCAGAAGCCGAAAAAAAGCAAATACGGAAACCGCAAGGTCGTGTGCGACGGAATCAAGTTTGATTCCGAGCGTGAGGCGGAGCGGTTCGGCGAGCTGAAAGTGCTGCGAGCGATGGGCAAGATTCGCGATTTGCGGTTGCAAGTCAATTTCACACTCGTTGAAGGCTACACGACCATCGAGGGTGAGAGAATCAAGCCGATGGTCTACCGCGCGGATTTTACCTACGAGCGGGAGACCGAGCCGGACTGCAACGGCACGGTGCACTGGCTGCGCGAGGTCGAGGACGCGAAGGGCGCGAAAACGAAGGACTATCTGCTGAAAAAGAAGCTGATGCAGGACAAGTACGGCATCACGATCCGCGAGGTGTGAGATGAGCTTTGAGCGCTGCCGATCCTGCCTGCCGCCGACTAGGTATCCCGGATGCCAAGACCATTGCCCATACTACGCGGCGGATATCGCAAAGCACCGAGCCGCCCGGAAAGAAGAGCAGCGGGAAGCGCAGGAGAAGGGCGATTACTTGAGCGCGCGCCATTTCAAGACGAGGCGCTATCAACGGCTGAAATGAGGGAGCGAAAAAGATGAATGCAAAAGACACTGCGGAGCGTATCCGCGGACTGAGAACTGCCATTGGCATGAGCCAAGCGAGTTTTGCCAGCATGTGCGGGCTTGAGCAGGGGCAGCTGAGCAACTACGAGTTGGGGCGTATCATGCCGACCATCCCGCTGTGCGAGCGGATATGCCGTGCCGTCGGCATCAACTTGCTCGACTTTTTGCGGGAGGATGGCAATGAGAAAAGCGGCATTCCGACCGAGGAATGCATCGGCGAGCGTGTGAAAGCGCTACGGATGATGCGCGGAATGAACCAAACAGAACTTGCGGAAAAGTCCGGCGTCGCAGACAGCACGATTTCGTCTATCGAGCGCGGCGAGCGATACGGTATAGTCACAACGTATCTCTATCTTGCCGAAGCGCTGGACGCGTCCATCGGAGAACTGTTAGGAGGTGAATGACATGAGCCGATTCGTCATGAGCAAGACCCCGTGGGAGCGCTGCCCGTATCCGGGCCTCAAAGCGGCGCTCGAAGAAAAGGGTGAAAACCGCTTCGAGCGCATGAAGCACACGCACCCGAAGCACTATGAGTTTTGCATCGGCGGAGGGGCTTACGATCCTGCTGACGGGCTATGGAAGCCCAACGAAAAGGGGCTTGGCTACGGTCGAGTGCTGGATTTTATCGGAGTGAGGTATTGATTTTGAACATCAGAGACACATACAGCTGGATACCCACAGCCTTTGAGGGCGCGAGCGGATTATGCAGTTTTGAAAAATTGAAAACCGTGCACGGCAGAATCGTCTACATCAACGAGGCGCACCGCTACTTTACGGCGGATGCGGATATCAACGGGAAGAATCTCAGAGAGAGTTTTAAATTTTAACAAAAATCAGGAGGAATTTCATCATGAACAACAATCAGGACTACATCGTTCGCTGCGACCGCGCAGGCGTATTTTTCGGCAAGATCAAGGAGAGAAACGGCTCCGAGGTCACCATGACGGAGGTGCGAAAGCTGTGGAGCTGGGACGGCGCGTGTGCCGTGGAGCAGTTGGCGCAGGATGGCACAAAAACACCGGGCAACTGCCGTTTTACCGTGACGGTCCCGGAGATGACCGTGTTTGGTGCGATCCAGATCATCCCGTGCACAGACACGGCATCTGCGTCTCTTCGAGGTGTAAAGGAGTGGAAGAGATGACGCTTGACGAGAAGATCAAAGCATTTCTGACTGTGAGCTACGGCGACGGCTCCGGCTCCGGCGACGGCTACGGCTACGGCCCCGGCTACGGCTACGGCTCCGGCTACGGCGACGGCTACGGCTACGGCTCCGGCTACGGCGACGGCTACGGCGGCGGCTACGGCGACGGCTACGGCGACGGCTACGGCTACGGCTCCGG